ATTTAAACAAGCATTATGAAAAAACGAACAGGAATTTTAATTAACTCGATAATTATTTTGTTGGGTGCTAACTACGAAAGCTATTTATTATTAGGTGCTGGCGTATTATGTTTATCTTTAGTATTAATTTCTAAAACTAAAAGAGATGAAGTCACAAATTAAAAACGTGGTTAATACTTATTTTCCGCACCGTCCGAACGTAACATATTTAAAGCGCAAATGGATAACTAAAATTTGTCCTGAAGATAAAGGCGGTTCGTTCAACGAAAAGCTATACAATGATTATTTAGACGCAATAATAAATTACACAAAATGAACTGGCAAATTAAGAAAAAACGAACTAAGCAAGTTACAGTTACGTTCGAGTGGACAGAGAAAGGCGATTTAATAGCTATTTTAAGTGATTTAAGCGCATTAATTAGCTCGGGAGTAGAAACGTACCACAACCAAAAGAAAAGTATTCTAACGGCAGATAAATGGCACGAAATAGAATTTAGCCAAAAGTACGTGGATAAAATTCACGAAGAAGTAGAATCCGATATTAATGGAGAATTAAAATTAGTAATTAAAAGTAAGATATGAAAACAGCAGTAGAATGGTTGGAAGAAATGTTTAACAATTCGGAAATTCCGAACAGTTCAATGTTATTCAAACAAGCCAAAGAAATGGAGAAAGAGCAGATAATAAAATCAATAATAGATACTATTGTAGGTTCAAATAAAATTTACGACAAAGAATATCCAGAGGTTAGATATACTGCAGAACAATACTACAACGAAACCTTTAAATCAGAATAGAATGAAAGCATTAACACCAAAACAAAAGAAAAAAGTGCAGCAAGTTTGTATTGCATTGGATGCCTTAATTTATGTAACTAAATTTAATTGATATGAAAAAACAAAACTTAGAAATGTTGCAGCTACTTGAAAGCATAGAGGTAATGCTGCAAAATGGTAACTCAATACACCCAGACTCAGTCATTAGAGGAGCTATTCGCATAGCAATAGGAATGGATCAGTATGGAATGCCAGAGGAATTAGACACTCCAGAGAAACATGAGCAGTATTTGAAGGATATAGGGTTAATTAATAAATCAGAATAACATGGCAGAAGAAGCAAAAATGGCATTATTTACTTTTGTAATGGGTTTTTTAATAATTGGAATAGGATTAATTTATAATTACTTTAATGATAGAGATGAGTAAAAGAATGAAGAAACGCCGCAACTTGACACGGTTTAGAAACCAGCCTTTAACAGTTAGAAATTTAAGAGTAGCAAAGTACTGGAGAAGAAAATTAATAATAAAAACAATAAACAACGAATTTGACTAAATAAATTTGTATATTTGTATATAGTTCGTCTTCACATTATAGAACTAAAAGAAGTTATTAAAACCCTTTAATGAATTCGGACGTGAAGACCCGAAGGAGTTAAGGGGTTTTATATTTAAAAAAGAAATTATGTTAGAAATTAAAGAAGAATTTAAGAAGTTAATACCGCATTTAACGGTAGAAGAATTTAAGCAATTAGAACAAAATTGTTTAGACGAAGGAATTAGGGAAAAAATAATTACTTGGAACGGGTTTATAATTGACGGACATAACCGTTATGAGATAGCGACACGTTGGAATTTAGACTATAAAACCGAAAGTAAGTATTTTAAGAACGAAAACGATGTTAAGGAGTGGATGATAAACAATCAATTCGGTAGAAGAAATTTAAGTAATTATCAAAGAAGCGTTTTAGCGTTGCAATTAGAAGAAGTATTTAGTGCAAAGGCAAAGGAAAATTTAAAACTTTCGGATGGTAAAGGTAAGCAGAAATCTGCGGAGCTTAAAATAGAACCTATTGAAACACGAAAAGAACTTGCAAAAATTGCTAACGTTTCACACGATACAATAGCAAAGGTTAAAAAAATAGAAGCAAAAGCAACGCCTGAAGTAAAAGCACAATTAAGCACTGGCGAAATAAGTATTAACCAGGCTTATCAAGAAATTAAAAAAGAAGAAAAGAAAGAACTTCATATTGAAAAGAAAAAAGAATACAAACAAAGAATTGAAACGGTAACAAACAATGAATTTAAAATTGATATTTTTAATACTACAAATAAATTTAGAGTTATTTACGCTGATCCAGCTTGGAGCTATAATGATAAACAAGACACGCCACAATTAGGAGGTGCTTCAAAACATTATAACACTATGACAGTAAACGAAATTTGTAATTTACCCGTAAATGAAATATCCGAAAAAGATAGCGTTTTATTTCTTTGGGTTACTTCTCCATTACTTGAAGATGCTTTTGCAGTTATTAAAAGTTGGGGTTTTAAATATAAAACTTCTTTTGTTTGGGATAAGGTTAAGCATAATATGGGACATTACAATTCAGTAAGACACGAATTTTTATTAATAGCTACTAAAGGCAGTTGTGTTCCAGATAATAAAAAGCTTTATGACAGCGTTCAAACAATTGAAAGAAATGATAATCACAGCGAAAAACCAATTGAGTTCCTGGACATTATAGACGATATTTATAATTACGGAAATAAATTAGAAATGTTTTGCAGAAACATAAAAAAGGAAAAATGGTACGGTTGGGGAAATGAAATATAGTTATGACAGAAAATTATAAAAACATGTTAGAAAAAGGGCTTGAGTTTCAAGACTTTGTTACAGATATTTTAATTAAAGAAATAGGAATTTCTTTGAGTAGCTATAATTCTATAAAATACCAAAACACAAAAGGCGAAAACAAACAAGGCTTTGAAATAAAGTTTGATGATAAATACAAAGAAACGGGAAATATATATATTGAAATTGCTGAAAAAAGCCATCCAGATAATTTAAGTTATGTATGGTCTGGTATTTTTAGAAATGATAATACTTGGCTTTATTTAATTGGTAATTATAGTGAAATATTTATATTTTCAAAACAGCATTTAAAATTAATGTATAAGTCAAATAAATTAAAAGAAGTCACAACAGCAACAAGCAAAGGATTTTTAATAGATAGGTTAACTGCTGAAAAATATTGCATAAAAAAATTAGTATTACAAAATAATTAGTATATTTGTAAACGGTTACGTCTGACACTATATAACCGAAAAGAAGTTATTAGCCTTTTAAATGAATGCGAAGTCAGACGCGCAGGATTTTAAGAGGCTTTTTTATTCTTATAAATATTATGAATAGTTACGAATTAAGTAGAAAGTGGTTTGACTGGTGCTATGAAAACCCCGAAAAAATATCTCCTAATCATTCAGCACTTTATTTTTTTATAATTGAACATTGCAACCGTTTAGGGTGGAAACAAAAATTTGGCTTACCTACGACAATGGCAAAAGAAGCAATCGGAATTAGAAGTTATAACACGTATATAACAACTTTAAATAATTTAGTTGAATTTGGCTTTATTGAACTTATTGAAAAAAGCAAAAACCAGTATTCAAGTAATATAATTGCTCTATCAAATTTTGATAAAGCACATGATAAAGCACTTGATAAAGCGTTAATAAAGCACACGACAAAGCAACTTCAAAGCATTGATAGTATAAATAAACAAGAAACAAAGAACAATAAACATATACCTGAATTTAATGAATTTTTAGAATATGCAATTTCACAAGTACCAACCGTAAACAAAGAGGATGTTAAACTAAAATACGAAAGTTGGAAAGTGAATGAATGGAAAGACGGCAACGATAAAAAAATTATGAATTGGAAAACGAAATTAAATAATACTTTGCCTTACATTCGTAAAGACGAATTCAAAACATATACACCTAACATAATACACGAATAAAATGTATAAAAGACTAAGCGACCTACAAACTGAATTACACAATATAAGGCACGAAAAGAACGTACGCGGTAATTCAATAGGCTGGACTTTTGACCAAATACCCTACACCGTAAAAGAAGGATGTACAACTTATATAGGAGCCGCACCCGCCAGCGGTAAAACGGAAATATGGTTCGAGTTTCTAATTAATTTAAGTTGCTTACACGGTTGGAAACACGTAATATTTTCCCCCGAAACGGGTAACGCTGCGGAAATTTACGCGGAATTATGCTATAAATATATTGGTAAACCGTACACAATAGGCGAAAATAACATGACACAAGGCGAACAAGTGGCTGCAGAAATGTTTGTTAACGATCATTTTATAGTAATCGACCCTATTGACGAAGATTTAACGCTTGAAAACTTCTATAAATTAGTTGATGAAATTGAACGAACGCAAGAAATAACAATTAACACAACTACGATTGACCCTTGGAACGAACTTACTGAAGAATACATACATTCGGACTTGGGCCGCGAAGATAAATATTTAAGTAGAATTTTAGGAATGGCACGTAAAAACGCCCGAAAGACGAAAAGACATAACTGTATTATAAATCATGTACGTGACCAAGCACCCGTAACACAAAACGGACATACATTTTACCCTATGCCAACGGCCCGCGACTTCGCTGGCGGCCAAGTATGGTTTAGAAAAGGTTTAACGGTTTTAATTCCGTGGCGGCCACCAGCTGGAGTAATGGATAGCGAAGGGAATTTATACGAAGAAAACGAAGTACATTTAAAAGTAGCTAAAAGCAAGCCTAAAGGCGTTTCAAAAAACGGAACTTACAAAATGTATTTAGACGTAGAAAAATATCAATACTATATAAAAGACATGGTAGGAAATAAAATATACGCTATGCGAAAAAAACACGAATTAAGACCCGTTTCAAATAGTTTTCCCGTACGTAACCCTGATATTGTAAACGGAAAAGAATTACTTTCGTTTAGCGAACGAATGAAACAAGGCGCATTTGAAGAATTAAAACCAATTGAAAACGCAAATGGCGAAATGACTATGCCATTTTAAATTAAGAAATATGTTAGAAATGATAAAACGTAAAGCTGGTTTAAACGTACTTTACTGGAAGATAAAATTTAGTTTAGATAACATCAAAGAAAAACACGAACATCGTACCGACTTAATTTCTTCAATGGAAAAGAGTTTAACCGAAGTAGGCGAAGCGGTGCAATATTTAAACCACGTAGATAAAATGTTGATGGCTACGAATAGACGAAACCACGAATTAGAACTTGAAAACATAAAGCTAAAACAAGAAAATAAGAGTTTGAATAAGCATTTAGAAATGTTAATAAGCGGTGAAATATGAAGCCACGAAAATGTAAGTACTGTAAACAACCCTTTGAACCGTCCGTGTTTTTGCAAAAAAATTGCTTCGACCCTAATTGTGTAACTGAATGGATAAACGATGTAAAACAAAAGAACTGGCAAAAGAAAAAAGCGAAGTTAAAAGCCGATTTAATGACCGTTCAGGACTATATAAAATTAGCACAACAAGTATTCAATAAGTATATTCGCCTTCGGGACAAATCGTCCCTGTGTATTTCGTGTCAAAAGAAACCCTTAAAAGAAAACGCTGGACACTTCTACAATGCAAACAATCATTGGTCGGTACGTTTTAACGAACGCAACGTGCATTTACAATGTGAACACTGTAATACTTTTCTTTCAGGTAACTTAATTTACTACCGGGAAAACCTATTAAAGAAAATAGGAATAGAAGAATTTGAGAATTTAAGCGCTGAAGCTACAAAAACACGAAAGTTTACAATTGAAGAACTAAAAGAAATTATAGCAACTTATAAAAAAAAATGTAAGGAATTAGAACTATATTAATAATTTATATTACTTTTGACAAACATAAAACAAATAAGTATGGAAATTAAATTAAAATGGATTTACCCAACTAAGGTAAAAAACAAGTACGGTTACATTTACAATTATTTTTACGTTCGTAGAAATAGGCAGTACCTTTATTCAAGTCAAAGGTTGGAAGATGCGCAAGACTTTGTAATTCGATATGCTGAAAAGAATAACATTAAAAACATTTACAAATGATTACGGGATTTGAAGAACACACCAGCGAATTAACAGCTGAAGAAATGGAAATACTAAATATAGTAATTCACGGATTTAGACAGTACAAGAAAAACAATCCGATAAAAAGCGAATTAATAGTAACACGAATGAATAAGTATCTACAAAACAACGGATACAAAATCAAAATGACTGGCGTACGTTTACGCAAAATGGTTAATTACATTCGTTCAAATAGCTTAATACCCTTAATAGCGACGTCACACGGGTATTTTACAAGTGATTGTAAGCAAACTATACTCGAACAAATAACAAGCCTTCAGGAACGTGCAAATTCAATTGAGAATGCGGTGCAAGGTTTAAAGAAATTTTTGTAGTTTTTTTTAAAAGCTATTGTTATATTAAAAATTAATATTAAATTTGTAAAAATTAAACAAAGTTATTATGAAACATTTATTAAAAAGTCTGGCGGCGTTCCAGCAAGAAGTGAAAGTAATTCACAAAGAAACACAAGGATATGGTTACTCATATAGTGATCTCCCTAAAATATTTAGCGAAGTAAATCCATTACTACAAAAACACGGATTAGGATTCACACAGTTAATTAACTCACAAGACGGATTAAACTATCTTAAAACGGTTTTATTTCACGTTGAAAGCGGCGAAATGATTGATTCAAATACTTTAATTCCATACGTACAATTAAAAGGAATGAATGATTTTCAAAGTTTCGGTTCGGGAGTTACGTATTTTCGTAGGTATTGTTTGAGTTCGATGTTAGGTTTAGTAACCGACAAAGACACGGATGCTTCAGGTGAACAAGTTAAAACAAAGAAAAAGCCTAAAATTGACAATGATAGACTTGAAAAAGCAATTGCAGCCGTTAAAAGTGGTAAATATGAATTAGCTGATATACCGTTAAACTTTGATTTAACTGATGAACAAATAGAAATGCTTGGGAAAATATGAAAGTACGTTGTTCACAAATCGGCAAAATAATGACGAACCCCCGAACAAAGGGGGAACGTCTTTCTCAAACTACTAAAAGCTATATTTTAGAATTAGCTATTGAAGAAAAATACGGAATACACAAAGAGTTCTGGAGTAGATACACGGACAAAGGTATTGAAGTAGAAGACGAAGCCATTAAATTAGTAGGCGAAGTTCTAAACGTAGGCTTTATTTACAAGAATGAAGAACGAATAACGAACGAATATATATCTGGCGCGCCTGATGTAAACACGGACGTATTGATTGATGTTAAAAGTTCTTGGGATGCGTTTACGTTTTTTGACAAGGTAATAGAAAACGAACTAAATAACAAAGATTATTATTACCAGCTTCAGGGCTATATGTGGCTAACGGACAAAAAAGAGGCTTTGTTGTGTTATTGTTTGATTGATACGCCCAAACAAATTGTTGACGATGAAGTTAGAAGGGAACACTGGAAACAAAATGTAATAGGAGAAAGCGACGATATAAGAGCTTTTGTAGAAGATAAACATACATTCGGACATATACCTAAGGAAAAGCGTGTTAAAACGCACGTAGTGAAGCGTGACAATGAAGTTATCGAAGCTATTAAAACACGAATAGAAGAATGTATAGAATATTATAACAACTTAATTCAATTAATATGAACCCCGAAGTAAACCAAGAAATACAAGAATTAAAAAAAGAACTAAAAGAATTAAACCAATTAGTAAAAGCCTTATTAACGGTAACAGATGAGGGCGGTACTGTAAATACTGATTCTTTAGTAATTAAAATGTTAAAAGTAAAAATAAATAAAAAGTAAAATGGAAAAAAGAGACAACAGCGGAGCGTTATTTACAAACGACAAAAAGACGAAAGAAACGCACCCGGATATGAACGGTAAAATAACAATTTTAGGACGTGAATTTTACATTAGCGCTTGGAAAAAACAAAGTAACAACGGTAAAAACTATTTAAGCTTGTCAATAAAGCCAGCTGAAGAACAACAAGCGAAGCCGCAAAGCAACGATATATCCGACTTCTTAAATGATTTCTAAATGAAAGCAAGTAAAATAATAGCAAATAGCGATGAGTTAACACGTAAAATGTTACGGGACTACCTACAAAAACACGAACTATCATTGAATGCTTTTTGTTTGGATGCTAAATTGCACCAGTCAAATATTCACACGTTTTTAAACGGCAAGTCTTTAACAAGTAAAACGATCCAGCGTTTAGCGAAATACCTAAATGAAAAAGGAATGTAACTAAGGCTCGGCAAAGCAACAGCCCCTCCTTCAAATCAAAACCTGGGAATTTTAGATAAATGCAAGGGAGGGGTTTTTTAATTATTGTTATTTTTTTTTCTAAAAGTGTTGTTTATTTAAAAAGTTATATTAATTTTGAAGAAATAATTAAAACAAAGCACTATGAAAACACGTAATTGGAAAATTGAAGAAGTAGATTTTTACAACCGTAAAGGATATTTCGATATTAACTTAGGTAGGTTTGGCTCAATGGAGTTTCAATTTGAAGTAGAATTTACAAGAGATGGAAACGAAGTAGAAGATTTACAGGTTTATATTACCCGTTATGATTTATATGACCACGAAGGTAGTTACGTAAAACACGGAATATTAAACAACCGTAATTCAAAACTAATTTGTGAAACATTAGAGGAATTAATTTACGAAGATCCAACTGAATTTGGTTTTGAGTACGAAGATGAAGCTGAAGAAATTTTACACTACCAAGAATTAATGCGTGATGACAGATAATTAAAAAAAAAGTATAATTTTGTAGTGTGAGATACATTCTACTACTACCGTTTTTGATAACCCTATTTATTTTAGATAGGGTTTTTCTTGTTTTGGTATATTGGAAAAGTGCGCATAAATTTGAAAGGTGGGTATATAAAGACGAATTAATATTGGAATCAATGTTTCGTGTTACAATAGGTTTATTAAGTTTTTTAGTTATTCAGTTATTTAGTTCACTTTGGTAAATGAAAAGTTTTTATTAGAACTAAGTAAACACCACAAAGACTGGATTAAAATTGTAGGCACTTTTGGAGAGGAATTTTACGCTGAAGATATAGTTCAAGAGATGTATTTAAAAATGGCGGTAATAAATAACGTTGAACGGTTTTATTTAAACGGCAAGTTGAATAAGAACTTTGTCTGGACTGTTTTAAGAAACATGACTTTTGATTATAAAAAAAGCAAAACACGAATAACAAAAGTAAGCATAACGGAAGCCTACCAGATAAAAGACGAATACTTGCCTGAAATACTTGAAGCAAAGAAACGATTAGAAATAAAGATAAACCAAGAGGTTAAACAGTGGCACTGGTACGATCAACTATTATTTGACTTATACCGAACTTCAGGAATGAGTACAAGGCAAATTGAAGGCGTTACTGGAATAAGTTTTAAAAGCGTATGGAAAACAATTAAGACTTGCAAAGAACGCTTAAAAGATAATGTAAAAGAAGATTACGAAGATTTAATTAATGAAGATTATGAACTAATAAAATAAAAAAATATGGAAAATGTATTAAAAGCCTTAGACAATCATTTGTTTTATTTAAAAGAAGCTCACGATGAATTAAAAGAACGGTGTGAACACCTTGAGGAAATCAATGAAGTTTCTAATAAACAAATTCAAGAGTTGATTGATAAGATAAAAGAATTAGAAAAAAAATAGATTATGACAAGAAAAAGACAAACAAAAGCCGAAATATTAGCGGCTAAAAGCGAAGGATTAGGAGACACAGTAGAAAAGGTACTCGAAGTAACTGGAGTTTCAAAAGTGGCGAAATGGTTACTTGGTGAAGATTGCGGTTGTGATGAACGCAAAGCAAAGTTAAACGCTTTATTTCCGTATCGTAAACCTGAATGTTTACTAAAAGACGAATACGAATATTTAAAAGGCTGGTATTCTGAAACACGTTATTCAATGAAGCCTACCGAACAAAAGGAACTATTAAGAATTTATAATAGAGTATTTAAAGTAAATATGCAACCAACAAGCTGTGGTAGTTGTCTACGTGATGTAATGAATAAATTAGAAATATTATTTAACACCTACGAAGATGCCAATTCCTAAGCCACGAAAAGACGAAAGTAAAAAAGACTTCGTTCAAAGGTGCATGATTGACGATACAATGACTTTTGAATACGAAGATATAGACCAACGTTTAGCGGTATGTTCAACAACTTATGAAGAAAATCTAACAAAAGACGAATTAAAAAATGGCAAAAGTAGGTAGACCAAGAAACTTAGATAGTCCTGAACAACTATACGAACTATTTAAAAAATACAAAGAAGACGTAAAAGCCAACCCGAGAATTAAAAGCGTATTCGGAGGTAAAGAATTTGAAGAAAGAGCTGAGCCTTTAGAAAGACCTTTAACAATGGAAGGATTCGAAATATTTTGCTGGGATAATGTAGGCGAAGTAGAACAATATTTTAAAAACATTGATAAAAGATACACGGAATATATCCCTATCTGTTCACGTATACGCAAAGAAATACGCGAAGATCAAATAACGGGCGGCATGGTAGGACAGTATAACGCAAGCATTACGCAACGTTTAAACAACTTAAAAGAACAAGTTGAACAAACGAATATCGAACAACCTTTATTCAAACTAAGTGATAATAACGACAGCAATTCGTAAAATAGAAGCTTTAAAAAAACGAATTAAAATTATTCAGGGCGGGACAAGTGCGGGCAAGACGTACGGAATACTTCCGATTCTAATTACAAAGGCTGCAACGTACCCGAAAACGGAAATAAGCGTAGTAGCTGAAACAATACCGCATTTAAGACGGGGTGCGTTAAAGGACTTCTTACGTATCATGAAAGACACTGGTAGGTATTTCGACGAGCGCTTTAATAAATCGCTTTTACGATACGAATTTGCTAATGGTAGTTACATTGAATTTTTTAGTGCGGACGATTCAAGTAAATTAAGGGGTGCAAGGCGTGACGTTCTATATATAAACGAATGTAACAACGTAACCTTTGAATCTTATAATGAACTTTCGATTCGTACAAAAAAAGCTATTTATTTAGACTTTAACCCCGCTAATGAATTTTGGGTACATACCGAACTAAAAGACGAACAAGACAGCGACTTCTTAATTCTCACTTACAAAGACAACGAAGCCTTGGACAATAGTATTGTACAACAAATAGAAAAGAACCGTTTAAAAGCTGAAACAAGCGCATATTGGAGTAACTGGTGGAGGGTTTACGGATTAGGCGAAATAGGAATGTTAGAAGGCGTTATATTCAGTAACTGGAAAACTATTGATATACTACCGAAAGAAGCGAATTTAATAGGTATTGGATTAGACTTCGGTTACACGAACGATCCAACTGCAATAATTGAAATATACAATTACAACGGCACCAGGATAATAAACGAATTGAAGTATCAAACGGGAATGCTGAATAGTGATATTGCAAACGCACTACCGAAACACGTACCCGTTTATGCTGATTCAAGCGAACCGAAAAGCATTGAAGAAATAAAACGCTACGGAATAACAATTAAAGGCGTTACAAAAGGCAAGGATTCAATAAACTACGGAATAGATGTTATGCAACGTAATGAATATTTAGTTACTTCAAATAGCACAAACCTAATTAAAGAACTTCGGGCGTATTGCTGGGACACGGATAAGCAAGGAACACGCTTAAATAAACCAATTGACACAAATAATCATGGTATTGATGCGCTAAGATACCACGAAATGGAAACGTTAGGTATGAATTCTAACTACGGTAAATATCATATTTGGTAAATAAATAATATTTCGCACCCGTTCAAGTATGCAAATAATGTGAATTATCTTTACAAACTACAAAAACACGAATTAAAAGTTAATATATAGAATGAAAACAGAAATTGTAATACCTACTTCATTAAGTGAAATACCTTTAAAGAGCTACCAAGAATTTATGAAGGTAGTTGAAAAGTCAAATGACGAGGAGTTCATAGGTCAAAAGACTATCGAAATATTTTGCGGTCTGAAAATGAAAGACGTTGTAAAAGTAAAATGGAGCGACGTTAAAAGCTTAACCCTACATTTAAACGAAATATTCAAAACGAAGCCTAAATTTCAAGCTACGTTCAAAATAAAGGATATGGAGTTCGGTTTTATTCCTAATCTGGAAGATATGACTTTTGGGGAATACATTGATTTGGAAAGTAATATATCAAGCGTAGAAACTTTTCACAAAGCAATGGCGGTAATGTACCGACCTATTACAAAGAAAGTAAAAGACCGATACGAAATATTTGAGTACAAAGGAACGGACGAATTTAGTGATGTTATGAAGTACGCTTCGCTGGATGTTGTCTTAGGTGCAACGGTTTTTTTTTCGACTTTAGGAAGCGACTTAGTTCAACATACGCTTACCTCTTTGGAGACGGAGATAAAGAAGAATCCGAAGATAATGACTTTAGCGAAAGAACGCAATTTAATAAAAGATGGGGATGGTACAATTCAATCTATGCGCTTTCTCAGGGAGACGTTACAAAGTTTGATGAAGTTACCCGACTGGGAGTTAGAAAGTGTCTTACCTACCTCACTTATGAAAGACAAAAACGAGAAATAGAAGAACGAGAATTAAAAAAAATACAAAGACATGGCTAATTATTACACTGTATTAGATACGTTAAAAACCAACTTAGAAAACGATCCATTTGTAAACACGGTTACTCAAGGCGATATATTTGCAGTCGATTTGGCAAAGCAAACAATATTCCCTTTAGTTCATATTATAGTAAACAACGCTACATTTGAAAGTAATATAATTCGTTTTAACGTGAGTTTAATGGCAATGGATATTGTCAATAAGTCAAAAGACGAAGATACAAATATATTCGACGGTAACGACAACGAGATTTACGTACTTAATACAATGCTTTCAGTATTGAATAGGTTGTACGAAGAGCTTCGACGTGGCGACTTATTTACGGATGCTTTTCAAGTGGACGGTAACCCAACCTTAGAAGCCTTTGCTGAAAGATTTGAAAACTATTTAGCTGGTTGGACTATGACTGTTGATATTTTAGTTCCTAATGAAATGACTGTTTGTTAATGAGTGAAAGATTAAAAGCCTTAGAGAAGTTTCGTGATTTGGTAGTAGCTGAAGCGAAAGCTAATTTACAAAGGTTGGGTAAAAATTCAAGCGGTAAGTTAAGCAATTCAATAAAAGGCGAAGTAAAAGAGATGCCTAATTCAATAGGTATTTATTTCGAGATGGAGCCGTACGGTAACTTTCAAGATAAAGGAGTTGACGGTAAACGAGTGAAACACGGTTCGCCTTATTCATATAAGGATAAAATGCCTGACCCGAGTAAGCTGGATAAATGGATAGTTCGAAAAGGTATTGCACCACGTAACAACGGTAAATTTGCTGCGCGTTCTGTTTCTGCTGCGGGCTTTAAAAAGAGTATTCAATTCTTAATTGCACGAAGTATTTATTTCAAAGGAATTAAACCAAGCTTGTTTTTTACAAAGCCATTTGAAGCTGCCTACAAAACTTTACCTGACACGTTAATAGATAAGTACGGTTTGGATGCCGAACAGCTTTTAAATGAAATATTAGACCAAAATTTAAAGAATATAAAATGAGTATTTTTGCACGTTCACCTTATATAGTAGAAATATCCGAAACGGGACAAGACGGTTCTAAGTTAGAAGTGTTTATTTGGAACGGTACCGGGAGCGCACCAGCTTCACCAACTTACACTTTGAGTAAATTAATACCAGCTTCAAACAACGTAAAGACGTATTACAATATTTCGCCTTACATTCGTGAGTATATCAGTTGGAATACAAGACAAGAGATTTATAATACTTTTGCCGCAACTGACACAAGTCAATGGTGCAACGTTCAATTGAAAAGGTACAAATTAGACAGCGGAACTTACACGCTACTTAGTACAAATTCATACGTAGCTTATGACGGTTTTGGGTGGTATGAACAAGGGTATAATTACACACCGACTTACGACATATTACACGACGAAGGGACGTTTTTTTATTACTACGATGGCACAAACCCAAGCACAAATTCAAGTAGAAGGGCCGGTCATATAATGGTTAAAACTGCAACAAGCTACAAAGCAAAATATACTAACTTGGCAACGGCTGCTACATTTACACAAAACTTAACAAACAATTCTATTTTAGACGTTCCTACCGTTTATGAAAATTATTATTCTGGCGGAAATAAATTAGAAATAATAATTAATATTTTAGGTAGTGATGTTACTGTCTGGACGGGTTACTTTAAACCGTTCGAGCTATGCCGCTATACGCCCGTTTTGTGCGACTTTGTAAACCGTTATGGGTGTTGGCAGCGTACTTGGTTTTTTGCAGCGTCTAACGATACATTCAGCATTGAAAACACGGAATATAATTTAATGCAAAGCACGTTCCCGAATTATAATACTTTAGAAGGTCAAAGAAAAGTATTTAATACAACGGCAAAACGTAGCATTAAAGTAAATACGGACTGGGTAACTGAAAGCTACAACGATTTATTGGAGCAGCTAATGACAAGCGAACGAATATTGTTAAA